GCGGCAGTGTTCACGGCACTATCCAAGACATCCTTGGCGGTGTTCGCTCAACATGTACATACGTAGGCGCAGCAAAGCTTAAAGAGCTAACCAAGCGTACTACGTTCATCCGCGTACAAGAGCAAGAGAACAACGTATTCGGTAAAGAGTAATCTGGCGATTATTCGGAAAATACGAATTATAGAGAGCCGCTGATAGCGGCTCTTTTTTTGTCTAAAATTTGCCAAGTGGCGACAAAGTGGCGACAGAGAATTTATTTTTGTGGCGGTAGAGTGGCGACAAACTACAGGTTAGTGATTGGATTATGAGTGATTGCTTCTGAAAGGTGATCGGGTGCGAAGTGTGCATAACGCATCGTCATGCTGATATCGGCATGGCCTAGAATATCTCTCAGCACAAGAATGTTGCCACCATTCATCATAAAGTGGCTAGCGAACGTGTGGCGCAAAACATGCGAAGCTTGACCAGAAGGCAGTTCAACTCCGAGTTTGTTCTTCAGAATGTAGCAGAAGGGCGTGTAGCACTCTTCAAATAGCTTTCCTGATATTGGCTTATAGATTTCGTTGTAAAGCGCTTCAGAGATGGGCACAGAGCGATTCTTTTTTGTTTTGGTGTTGGTAAATGTCACCTTAAACTTGCTCAGCTGAGAGCCTTTTAGCTGAGCGGCCTCGTTCCAACGGGCCCCAGTGGATAGACACAGCTTAACAATCTTGATCATATCTGTGCGTTGGTGGCGTTCTACCTGTTTTAACAGTAGGGTGATTTGTTCTTTTTGCAAGAACGCCATGGTGCGTTCGTGGTCTTTGAAAGGTTTAATTTCTTCTAGAGGGTTTTGACCTTTCCACTCTCCCAACTCTTTCAATTTGCCGAACATGGCTTTAAATCTAGCGAGTTCAGAGTTCAACGTAGCGATACTTGGTACACCTTTTTGCCAACGTGAATCAACGAAGTTGATCGAGCCTGCCATACGTTTGCTTCGGAACTCAGAATAAACCTTAGAAGAGAAAGTAGAGACGACTGGGTTGTTCATTGCCTCTGCCATTTTTAGAAACTTACTGTAAATGACAGGTCCGTTGGCTAGGGTTGCACCATAGTGACTGAACCAGAGATCGATAAGCTGCGAGAGCCTTCGGTGATCAGGCTTATCTCCAGTCCAAGGTTTATTTTCTATCTCTTTCATAGTGAAGCGTTCAAAAGCAGCAGCTTCGCCTTTAGTCGCAAACTTCTTGCGAACACGTTTACCAGTGCGACCGTTTGGGTAACATTCGCAAAGCCAAGGTTTTTTAGAACCATCTTTTAAGTTACGTATAGACATAGAGAGCATGTTGAGTAATACTGTTTGTATGTACAGTATTGTAATTTGTTGTAATAAAGCAATGTTTGAATTGATTGTTGCAGAACAACACTGGTAATTACATGTGATTGATTTCACAAAACCCTTGTTTTAATGTGATAAATCGTATCATTACGGTGTCTTTCACAAGTACTACATATATTAATTCAGTATCATAGCGCTTATGTCTGTAATTGAATGAGTGCGCGCATGATCGAAACCAAGATAGGTTGTCTTGATGGTGATTCTTGGGAAGAGCTTTGCCAACAGGTTTACAAGAGAAGGTTTACAACGTACCAGGAAATGGTTGCTTCTCCCGGAGATTGGGGGATTGAAGGGTTTGTCCGTGATCATGGGATCGCAATACAATGTTACTGTCCCGATAAGGTATACAGTGCTAAAGATCTAAATCAAAAGCAAGTTACTAAGATTACAAAGGATTTAAATAAGCTGTCGGACTATGAAGAAGAATTGTTAGCGAGAATAGGAAGTAAGCCGGAAGATCTGATTAAGCAGTGGATATTTATAACTCCTTATATTGAAAAGAATGAAATATTAAAGCATATTCAAAAAAAAGAAGATGAAGTTAGGGGTAAGAATCTTAAGTTTCTTTCTCCTGACTTTAAAGTGTTAATTCATACTATAGATGATTATATTGAAGATATCAATGCCATAAAAATTATTAGTGGTAAGAAACTGGTTCTTTCAGACTCTTATGATAAGTATATTGAAAAGCACGATGATAACGATGAATATTCTAAGAATATATATAGAAAAAACAAGGTAAGGTGTACTAGTAATAGTGGTAATTATAGCAGCTTAAAGCACACGAAGCTGAATGAACTTACCAAAGAGAAGTTTATCTCTGGTGACCGTCTAATTCGAAATATTGAAATTAATATCCCAGAGATATATCAATTTCTATCAGGGGTTATTAACCAATATGAAACGGAAGTAGAAGAACTTTGTTTGACATGGTTTGGCGGTCATTTTGAGTTGATAGAAAAGATAAAAACACAACTAAAACAAAGGTTGGTATCTGAAGAGCATATTAATCGCTCAATCTCGAATTCTGATCTTGATGAAATTGTGGACCATATGATTTCAAAGTGGCTTGCACTATGTCCGTTGGAGGTTGAATAAATGGGTGGTATTCGATTTACAAGGCGTCCTATGCCAGTGATTTCTGATCACCGACCGATGTATAAGATTTCATTGCTACTTCTTGTTTTAAAAGAATGTTCAGCGGGTGGTAAATCGTCTCTAATTAGATTGCATTTATTCAACTGGGCGCTAAAAGACAGAATTAGAATGAAACAATTAATGTTATCGGCTGAAAAAAAGGAATTAACATTTGACCTTTGGGGAATGGACCCAACAGTTAACTTTGCCTTGAATCATGCAGTAGCAAACGGTTTGGTTATTAAAATACCTTCAGGTTACAAAATAACATCAAAAGGTGAAGAGTTCTTAAATAAATATAATGTTAAATCTGAGTTTTCATCTATTTTAGAGTTTCTAGATATTGTTAAAAAGAAAATAACTCAAAAAATGGTAGACAACGTTGCGTTGAGGTGGAAAAGTGAAGTTTAGAAAACTAAAGGTAAAAGTGCTTTCCGAAGGTGAATGGTTTGGATTTGAATTCGATTTTGAGCCTGGCCTTAATATAATTCGAGGTGATAACTCTTCAGGTAAAAGTACGCTGGTTAATTCACTGATTTATTCTATTGGAATGGAAGAAATTATAGGGAACAAAGGCCCGTCCAGTCTACCTTACGCACTTCGAACTCACTTTCAACTAGAAGGTAAGACGTTTGAAAATGTAGAGTCTTATACTCTAGTGGAAATGGAAAATTCTCTCGGTGAAGTAAAAACATTCAAAAGGTATATCACCTCTAAGGATAAAGACTCTAAACTGGTACAAGTTATTCATGGGCCATATTTATCAAGTGGAGAGAATTCAGGATTTGATACTACTCCAGTTTATTTACATGACCCAAACTCTGCTACCAACGAAGAGTTTGGTTTTTTTGCTACATTTGAGAGATTTCTGGGATTAAAATTACCTGATATTTCAGATAATAAGGGAAATAGTAGAAAACTATATCTGCAATATATCTTTGCATCTTTACTAATCGAACAGAAGAGAGGTTGGACCAATTATATTGCAAATACTCCTTATTATGGAGTTAGCGGGGTGGTTCAAAAAACTGTTAGTTATTTATTGAATTTAGATACTTTTGAACGTGAACGTCAACTGAATGAGTATTATTCACAAAGAAATGGCCTAACAGCTAAATGGTCAGAGTCGGTATCTAATATTAAGCTAATAATCAGTGCTGCACGTTTAAGTGTCAAAGGTCTATTTGCAAAACCTGAAATGGACTTTGATAGGAGCTTAGTGTCTGTTGGATCAGGAAGCCAAGAGTTTAAGCCATTACCGAAACTGATTTCTGAAGCTCAGAAAGAGTTAGCCCAGTTGAACTCAGTTTCGAATAGTCGGCTGAGTGAAGAGCAGCCGTTGCTTGCTGAGAATATTGAAGGCGTTCAGAATAGAATCAGTGAAGTACTTACGTTGCAAAAAATTTGTGGCGATGAGGTTCGCATATGTGAATCTAAAATGAGCTTATATAAAGTGTCGTTAGAAGATATTGAGGAAGAGCTAGAACGAAACCGAATGACTGATAAGTTGAATGGCTTTGGTGCTGATTTCGATCTTCCTGTAGCTAAAAATGTTTGTGCGACTTGCCATAATCCGTTAGATGACTCATTAGTTTCTCCTGAAAATACGGTTATGAATATGACACTTGATGAGAATATCAAGTATCTGAACAATCAAAAGTCTATGGTGAAGAACCTAGTTTCAGGCTTGGCTAAAAAGCTTGAAACTGCGAAATCAGAGATGCTAGCTCTCCAAGGAGAACTAAGAGAACAAACTAAGATTCTAGCTTCTTTAAAGAGGGACATAAGATCAGTCGAGACTATCAGTGAAACCGACGTAAGGCGAAAGCTGATCTTAGAGGGGCGTATTGAACAACTGAATGTTGTACAAGATAGTGTTTTTCAAGAGTTTGATTTATTAGATAAACTTTCGCGCGAATACGGCGATTGCCAGAGCAAAATTGCTGCCATGACGAAGTTCGATTTCTCATTCGAAGATCGTAGTAAGTTGAATTCGTTTGAACATTACTTCAGAGAATTTGCTACAGATTTTTCTTATCGTAGTGCCAAGCCTAGTGAAATTGAGATTAATAGAGATACATTAGTACCTTATCTGAAGGGGCTAGAGTTGCGTGAAATTAACGCTGCTGCGGATATTAAAGCCGATTCGTCTGCTAGTGATTTTGTACGTTTAATCTGGTCTTACCTTATTTCTATCTGCCGTGTTTCGGAAGAACATGGAGGCAATCATCTTGGTGTGCTGCTTTTTGATGAGCCTGCTCAGCACTCAATGAGTTTAGATAGCGTCAATAAGCTTATGAAAAGTATGGCTAACTTAAAGGGTACTCAAACTATAGTGGCTGCTTCATTTGAACAAAGTGAAGCTGCTTTTATTAAATCCACAGAGGGCGTTAAGTTCAATTATTTGCGTTTACCTAGCAAGTTAATTGCAAGACTTTAGCTAAGGACAAAGCGGCTAATTAGCCGCTTTCTTTTTTTATAACGCTTCGAAGAGGTTCTGAAGCTTTAGCTTCCCACCTTTTAACTAAATAGAGCATTCTATGGCTGTTAGTGTAGGACCGGTGCATTTTTTACAGTGTCTACGCTTCCATCTAAGAGCGTAATTTGTTGTGGTGGTTTTACTCGTCTTTGGATTTGTGACAACTTTGGTGGGTCTATCTAATATCACTTTCGAATTTTCATTGGAGGCAAATGGGTGATCTATTGAACAGCCCAAATCGGTAATCCCCCCGCTACTAGAGGGGGGATCTTAGAAACCGTAGATTTTTCGATGCCTGTTAAGATAATAAGCATGTTCTTCAGTAAGGCCGTTAATGACCGCGTGTTCACTGATACCCAGAGCATTTAGGATTTCTATAGGAAGGGAAGGACTAATTAATATTTCACCGCTATCGGAAAAAGAGATCAGTCCTTTGTCAAAGAGCTTATCTGCATTTGGAGAAAGGGGAAGGCCGTTGTAGCCGTCAATCTTTTCTTCATCGTCGCTCAAGGCCCAAGATACAATGTGTGAAGCAATCAGTAACTCAGGTATTGCAACATTAGTCACTGGACAAGTGCTGTTCCAAATATCAAGGACTTCATCACGAAAAGCTCCTTGTCCAATACGAGCGTTTGAACGAGACTGTCTAACGCCTCCTTTTGTAGCCTTACGTTTCTTACGGCCTTTTGACTCTGCTGTAGGTTTCGATGTTTGCTTAAGGTCATCTAGATTAACGCTATCTAAGCTAGATAAGATAATGCCTGCTACTGCTTCAGGGATAGACACCATGTAGTTTTGCGTAGCATTTCCTTCAACGTTAAAGAGTTTAGGTTCACATTGTTCATTAAATCGTTCAATGATGTGATGTTTAAATTCATCAGTGGGAACTGGACGTTCCAAAACGATGAGGTTTACATCGACCTTGTTGCCATCCTTTTTCCACTCATCATAGGTTCGGCTTTCTGGTCTAGGTGCCGGATAAGCATCGTCTAATGCCTGAGCTACGTATATTATTCGTTTGTTCTCATGACAAATTATAATATCGTCTTTCTTAATATTAGGTACATGTCCCCATCCAGCTTTGACAGTTTTCTCACCACTTGCTGTATATGTATGAGATGGCGCCCAAAGAAATTTATAGTCTCTAACTTCTTTGTATGAGACACCTAGGTTTACCCAGAAATATGCCATTACTTTCCTTTACAAAAAGAACTGTTTCATTCAATTGTTTTCTTATTACATTTAAACGTTTAGTTTTTTCCAAAGCGTCTCGTTTTGCTTGGTTGCCCATTCACTATCTTTGCTATATTAGCTGCTTCTTTAACATCTCTGAGGAAGTCTGGAACATTCTGAGTGTCAGCTTTTCCATCATGAAACTGAAAGAACGATGATACCAGCTCTTTTTTAATTGCAGCGCGTTCTTCTTTCTCAAGTTCTTCAAGGTATGGCGAAATGGTTGCTAACTGAACACCTCTCTGGCGGTACAGGTTTTCTTTGTGCCTATGAACAGCTGCTTCCTTAAGCAAATATACCGCAGGAGCTGTTAGTAATATTATCATCGATAGGCGCATAAACATCAGTATAGTTGGGTCCTGAGCTGTGCTTATAGCACCATCAACGTGAATAACGAGATCTGGTTTTGGAAAAAAAGGTAGCCGTATATTTGTTAGTTCACTAAAAAATGCCGAACCAGAATAAATAGCAGCGAGCATAAACATCAGACCAAGAACCTGCAAAAACCAGTATACTCTATTTTCAGTTTTTGCTTGCTTTAGGTTTTCATTTGCCATTACAGCTGAAGTAACGATACTTATGTGGGTTTCAAGCTCGTCCACTTTTTCTTTGTAGGCTTTCTCCATTTTTTCTTTTAGTTTGTCATAATCAGAGATTTTTACATTGATACGTTCATTAATAGATTCAATGTTTTGAGTAACAAAACTATTAAATGAATCTACAGCCTCAGTTTGAGTCGTCCTCACTTTCTGAGCGGCTTCCGTAGACGTTTTTTGAATAGAGTCGTTAATATTGTTTCGACTATTTAATAGTAATGTTTGCAGAGATTCACTCTCGGACTCAATAATATTCTCAATGTGTTCTTTTGCTTCAGATGCTTGCTTTGATAAGTTCGCAGCTAGCGTTTCAGCTCGTTGAATGCGTACTTCTATACGATTTGTTGACGCCTCTTCATGTTGCTGGAAAATACTCTTTAAATCTGCTTGGTGTATTTGGTTTTTTCTTTCGGTGTCAGCTACAAGCTTTTTAATTCGTTCCTCAGCGCGGTTAGCAGAAATGTCGAGTTCGTCTCGAATAGATTGCTGTATTGATCGTATGTTTTCATGGTTGTCACTAAGGCGATTGCGTAATGATGTTTCTGCTTCATCTAATAAGCGCTCTGTTCTATCTAGTGCTCTTTGCTCTAGAGCTTTAAAGAACAATTTGGCGTCTGTTTGTTGGCGACTCACTTCTTCTGAAAGTCGGTTAAGAGATGCTATCGCAATCTCAGATTTATCTAAGACTTCATCTGAATCGCCATAATTAGTTAAACTATCATTCTGAAGGTTAGAGTGCATTACTTGTTGAATGGCTAATTCAGTCTCAAGTAATTTACTGAATTCAAATAAAGTATGTTCAACTTTTGCTTGACTTCCCCTGTTGTGACGATTCTCTGAACTCATGATTATCGACTTAACTTCTTTACATGCGTCATAAGCGTTAACCAAAGCTTTGTTGAATGTTCTTTGGCCACTATTGAAGTCTGCCATATCAATGGCTGTACGGATTGTGTTAAATACATTTTCACTAAAACTAATACCGTAAGGATTGTGCCTTAGCCCTTTAATTAAACTATTTCCGGTATTCTTAAACACATTCTTCTTAGTAATTACGAGGCCTGCCACTATCTCTTCTCCATTACTAACGCAACTCGACCAACAACTCTCACTTCATCTTCCTCAACCGTGAGGGTAGAAGCATTAAAGCTGATAGCCAGTTTATTGCCTGGTAAGCGTTGGATTTCGTTTAGGGAGAGTAGGCCGTCCATATCGACAAGGTATGTGCCACTTATAGCCTGTAAGTTCTCTTTGTCTACGATATATGTGCAGTTGCTCTCGCGTATAGCCATCGGATTTGATACTTCAATCTCGTCAAGATATGCCTTGTCGAAGGTGAGAGTTTGGATATTTTCTAACTTTCCGTTCTTAATATTGAAGGAGTCAATGTCGAACAAAAACTTTGTCTCCATTCGTTTTGACTCATGTTTTTGAGAATCTCTGTTCGGAAATGGCTCACCTTCACCTAGTGTCAACCACTTTAAAGATACCCCTGTATACATGTGAGCTCGGAGTACTACTTCATATGGGCAAAGGCCGCGCTTATGCCAAGTTGCTATTGTAGAGGCAGAAACATCTAAACGGTCCCCCAAGTCTCGGATAGTCTTGGTTCCGAGTATTTCGTGAAGACGATCTGTGACGAATTTCCCACCTTGATAATCAAAAGCGGTCAATTTGGCTTGATTTGTTCGCATATACGATCAATAATCCAATTCAAATGGACTGCGAGCTGCAACTCATAAGTCCGGTGTTAAACATTTACCAACACAAAAGGATACCATTATGCTTTCATATCAAGTAGTCCTAAATACACCTTTCATGACGTACGACCAATATTCCCAGTTCTCTGGTATGCCAAAGCGCACCATCATGGATTGGGTTGCCGATGGTCGCTTACCTATTAAAACTAAAGCAAAAGGTAAAGAAACACCGTTAATCAACATGGTGGCTTTACTTGAGATCGCTACGCGTGAAGCAATGGAAAACTTGGGGTAGGTCATCATGCGCTTATCTTCCTTAATTCCAACCAAGAAGTATTGCCCAATGTGGCTCAACATTCTTGGTTGGGGTTTCGTTTTCGTACCATTTTTCTTCAATTGAGTATTCGCTATGAACGAAATTGACTCAATGTGCGAATTCCGTGGCTCTAAACAAAAGTCATTTAACGAAGCGTGTTGTGCATTTGCGAACGCGGAGAACATGACCAAGTTGGCAAAAGCCGTAGGAATGAATGCCACCATGCTGCGCAATAAGCTCAATCCAGAGCAGCCGCACATTCTAACCAACGTAGAGCTTGTGCTGATCACCAAAGCGAGTGGCAACTACACCATTCTTAATAGCCTTTTGCTTGGCCTCGGTGTCGTGACAGCGCATATACCCAGTGATGCAAGTGAAGAAACCTTCATAAAACGAGCATTAGAGAATGCGATGCACTCTGGTGACTTATCTAGAATGGCACTAGAACATTCTGGTAACGCCAGGTTAAGCCGTACTAGTAGGCAAACAATCATTCATAAAGCACAAAGCAGCATCAGTAACCTTGTACTGCTGATCGCAGACGTAGAAAACCGCACAAAAGGCGTAGCCCCATTTTTAAGTATGGGCGTGGATTTTGTTGCCAACGGTGCACCCATTCCCGGCTTAAGTTAAGGAGTTCCATATGTCAGAGGCTATCCAAGAATATTCAGCACCGTATCATTCCCCTTGTCCAGATATGGCTGCATACAGCTTAACTCAAGAGCAAAAGATTCAAGGCTTAGAGAAGTTACAACAAGTAAAAGCCGACCTAAAAGAAAGCCGCTTGAGAACACTTCTCTCCCATCGTGCGGAGTTAGTGAAGAAAGGAGAAAACTCCCAGAGCACTATTGAGCAATCAAAGCTCAAAAGACAAATCAAACTTATTGATTTAGAAGCCAGTCGTCTTAAGCAGCGCTGGAACTAAGACCCTCATTTATACCTAGCCATTTGGCATTTTGCCTACGCCTTAATCCCTTTTTAGCAATGTTAAGGGAGGGCTTCTTTTATCCAAAATTTAAGGAATTGAATATGAGCAAACTACACGCCATCAAAATTCAGACAAAGCATTTCAGTGAAGTATTGGCTCACCAGAAGACGCATGAAGTTCGAATTAACGATCGAGATTATCAAGCTGGTGATTGTTTAAATCTACGTGAAATTGATCCAAGCGGACGATACACAGGACAAGAAGTAAATGCCGAAGTTAGCCACGTTTTGCACGGTGGTCAATTTGGTATAGCAGAAGGTTGGTGCGTTTTGTCCTTGAAGAATGGGACTAATGAATCTGCTTCTACCTTGATTTCATTACTACGCGATCGCCTACAGGAGACTTGCGATTGTATCGATGCTGGGCATGAGATTTTTAGAAAAGCTGGACACAACACCGTAGATGCAGAAAGAACCGCAAATGATGCTCGAGAATTCATCGAGCTCGCTAACGACTTTCTTAACAAAATTGGCAAGGAGTAGCTATGCAAACTTATGTAGCAGTGCACTTGGATATTGGTGGTTGTGTAGTCCGTCATGAAGAGACAGCTCAAGTTATGAATTCGCTGGTTGGTGAGTTTGAAGAGTTCGGTGATGCAGTCGGAGCAGCATGTGCGCAATTCGGCTGTAAGCAAGAGATGAATGGTGTGCTGGTCAAAGGTAATAACACCGGCGGCCACATGATTATGACCACTCAAGAGTTGGAGGCGCTATGAAATTAAGTAAAAAAGAGCTTCAAGCTATTGAGAATTTACAACTTGTATTAGACGCGTTGAAAGGTACTACGAGCTCAACAGTTTTGACCGCAGGAGAAGTAAATCGCATCAAAAACTTACTAGGTATAGACCTGTGGGAGTCGACACTTGGTAAAAAACAAGTGAGGTCATTTATTCGAGGTAAAGAAAGTACGCGTTTGTTCATTACGTTTCGTGCGGGCGGTGAACATGCGGCAGAGAAACACTGCTATTTCCCATTTCAAGTAAAAGAAAAACTATTATGAATCAAAGCGATGTAGCAGAAGCTTTGAACAAATTGGCGAGCAAATCAGAAGCGGGTGAAATCATCCGCTATTCTGCGTTTACTCGCCGCTTCTTTCCTAGGCTACCGGCTCTCGTTCGTAACGATGTAATCAAGAAGGTTGTTAGCCGAAAGTATCGTAAAAACCCTACCAAAGAGAACTTAATCAGATCGGCGGAAGATGCTGTAAGGTTTGGTTTAAAGTTCGCTCCCTTCATTGAAGACAAATTCCCATTTGTAGACAGCCGCAATAAAGCAAAATCTCAACCATTAACCCACGCGATATTAATGCGTGATGATGCCATTCAACAGCTTGCTAAAGAGTATGCAGATAAGTGCTCTTCTTTTCTGACAGATGAAGTATCCATCGAGAAGTTCAGTTCTTATTTAGATGCTTTAGAGCATGTTTACAAGCGCCAGCGAGCAGAACTGAATAGCATTTACGTGCAGGCGCCAAAGGTAAACTTCAACAACAAGGGCAAGAAACCTTCAGAGCTAGAGCAAAGCCTGCAGATCGCTATCTTGAAAATGCAGAACGAAGAATGGATTGAGGGACGTTTGATTCATTTACGTGCTCAGTATATTGAGTTTGCGCAGATCGCCTTAGACCGTGTTGGTGAGAACAAGCATCAACAGCCATACATCAGTACTTTGTCTTTCTCTAACTGGATGCAAAAGCAGCGTGAAGCAAGGGACTACTTAGAGTCTATGGCTGTCATGAATGAGAAAACTGGTGAAGCCTTTAATCTAGAAGACGTTGTAAAGCGCACGACAGCAAACCCGGAAAACCGTCGAATTGAAATGATGGTCCGCTCTCGTGGTTTTGAAGAACTGGCTCAAGACCTAGGTTATACCGCTTTGTTTTTAACGTGGACGCTACCAAGTAAGTACCACCGTAATTCGGCTAAGTGGAATGGTTCTTCGGTCAAAGAAGGGCACAAAGCACTAATGAAAAAGTGGGCAATAGGTCGAGCTGAGTTAGCAAAGTTAGACATTGATTATTTTGGCTTTCGTGTCGCGGAACCTCACAAAGATGCGACAAGTCACGCTCACTATTTTCTATTTTGTGCTCCTGAACATAAAGAGCAAGTCATCGAGATACTTAGGGAACGCGCGATATCTGAAGATCGAGAAGAGCTAGGTCGCGATACAACTAAACGATTTGACGTAAAGGAGGCTGATCCTAAGCAGGGTGGGGCGACAGCCTACATAGCTAAGTATGTATCGAAGAATATCAATGGTAACCATATGCCTGAAAGCCAAGCAGAGCAGTGGGCTTACCGAGCTAGAGCCTGGGCCTCAACTCATCGTATTCGTCAGTTTCAGCAATTTGGTGGGGAACCCGTGTCCTTATGGCGGAACTTACGCCGAGCCACACCTACACAAACTAGTGTAGATCCGAAACTGGAGGAATTGAGACAGGCGGCAGATTCTTCCAAGTGGTCGTTGTTTTGTCAGCTCGCTGCTTCAGCCAAAATTGAATACGAAGCTAAGCAAAATAAATACGGTGAAATAACCAAGAAAGTCATTGGTTTCTCTTGGTTAGGTAAGTTGATCGAGACTTGCAGCGAGAGATATAGCTTGGTGAAAAAGAAAGACGTGAAGCGTCTTCAAGAAGCGCGGAGCGCTTCACCTTGGAGCACTGAAAATAACTGTAACTCCCGCTTAGTTGAAGCTCTTCAACGCATGACCGGATGGAGTGTTAGGGGAGTTAACTGTTTAGTTGAGCCTTTGAAACGAGGGGCGAAGGTTCCAATAGACAAAGATATGACAATTCGCTTGCGTGATGGACGCCTAGAAGTGACCTAGTAGCTAGTGTGACTATGATTGATTGCATTGTGACTTAAATCATACGTTGATGCGTTTGACGATTTTTCTCTAGAATGCTGTATGTATATACAGTATATTTCCAGTGTCGTTGTTAAGGGTATTGATATGTCTGATAAAAAACAGTTATTCCAGCAAGCACTGGAACTCATCATAGATGGAGTAGCTCTAAGCACAGAAACTGATAGTAGAGCACAGGTTGGTGCATATTTGATGGGTTTAGTGGTCGCAGACAATCAAGGAAGGCTCGATAATGACAAGGTTGAAGCCATTCAGATGATCATCCAAATGGCCGATGAAGCAGATAGCCCTGAGTTTTCATTGTAATAGTTCTGTCAGGTTTTCCTTGAAACACTGTTTGTTGTTCATTATCTGAATATATATTGATTTCAGCGTATCTCTATGGACTATCAAGGACTTGTAGTGACGATGTTTGATGCAAAACAAATTTTAGGTGATAGTTATAATTTTGATTCTTACAATCGATTTCGTAACAGTGTGAATTTATCTGATCAGATAAAGTTATCTAAGTCAGAGAACAGGCGCCTAAAAATATTTTACAAACTAGCAAAAGAGGCTTTGACTTCAGGAAAAAATATTCTGACTCTGGAAGAAGAATTGATTTCTGTTGTCAGCTCAATCAATTTAGATGCAGCTAAAAAGCGATGGGTTCGGTTACGTCAAACGAAGAAACCTAAAAGGAAAAGAGGTCGAAAACCTAGTCTAAAAGTGGATCTTTCAGCCGAGGAAATATTAAAGTCTAGAAGAGGTACACCACGAATAGGGTTGGGATTAGAGTCTCAAGTGAATATACCTAGGGTAAAATCCCGTGAGGTCGAGGTCGATAAGAACACTAGTACGGAAAAGGTTACCGATAAGCATATTCTCTATGCCGCTGGCTGGAGCTTGGAAGGTGCTTTCTCTAAATGACTAGAGTAAAAGCTGCCTCTGAAGCTCTTTACGTTGGTCCGGTGCTAGAGCTTTAACTAGATTAAATGCTATCTGTGAAGTCGTTTTTGCTGAAGGACTCAATGAATGGCTAAAAGTAAGGTTCATCACGAAAGTATGCCCGCACTCAGGGTCACTACAACTACAATATAAGTCGCTATAACTCGCTGAAATACGGTTTGATTTTTGTATGCGCGCTTTCTCGCCACATTCGGGGCAAATTACTCTCATATGACACCATGAACCTATCTGACTGACAGGTTCATGGTACTAAATTATGGTGAGGATTTATACAGTTCTATTGCTCGAGGGGAGTGCTGTTAATAGTAACTTTGCTGTAATTTAGATCTGGGTAAGCGTTGTTGCTTAGCGCTTGAGATTTAAGGTACTTCTCTTCTTTCTTAAAAGTGACATATGTATCTATATCGAAGTAAGAGTATGACTCTATCTCTCCTGTAGGAATGATAATTCTAAAGTCATTAGCGTTCAAAGTTGGATGACTACCATCCTCAATCCCTTGTTCAAGGTAATGCTTTCGATAATTGGTCGTATGCTCGAACGTTAGGGTGTCTTTTTCACGGTAGCCACTTAGATATGGCAAGAGTGAAATAAACTCAACTTCCCCATTTGTAAATTCATTTCCTAAGCAAAAGCCAACATATGTTTTTCTGCTAGACATAGTAACCATGATTAGCTTGCCTTCATAAGCGGCTTCAAAGATAAACGACTCTAGAGGGTGGCTAACTATAAGCTTTTGAATTCGTTGGGAAGCGCGGTTCGGTCGAAGCTTGTAATAGACCGAGGTTACCCAAGCACAAACTTGAGCGAGGACTACAGTCGTGATAGCCCAAGCTCCCGTCTTAATCTGTGAAATATTCAAAAATAAGTCATCGAAATCGCTAAGTAAGTAGCCACGTGGTTTAATGAACAGTGATATACAGTCAAAGTAATCAATTGCAGCACATAGAGATGCACTAATAGCACTAAAAATTACCCCTTGGTAAGCGACAAAAAAATATGAATGCCAACCATCGGTTCGATTAAGCTTATATTTGGAAGGAAGATGCTGGGAAGAAAAAAGGTAGCCCGTAACTAAGACTACCGCAATTAGTACAACGCCCATTGAATATTAAAGAGCCTCTAGTTGCTTTAGCTTTTCTAGGTCTTTACGAATACGCTTTTGAACGTCTTCATTAGTTAGGTCAACACGGATCGAGCCATTGTCGTTAATGATAACGTGCTTACGGTTTTTAACCATGGCTTTAAGAAGACGGTCTGAATCGTCTTGTTTACTAAACCAACCAAACATAGTGCCTCCTAAAGTTCTTTAAATGGAATGTGATGCGGTATGAGTTACGGAGCAACCTCTTGACAGGTATATTACCATAACCTCTCGAAGATTCTCGTACCTAGCGCGTGACTTGTCAACAATAATAACTCACCTTTGTCGTACGATAAATGCCGAATGAGCACGCTAGTTGACGAAGAAAACTGACAGCGCTTTGTAATGCGGGGGTAGTAGTGTACGGGAATGATGACGCTCAGGTTCTTATTAGATGGGAACAAAAACGCCCTCATTTGAGGGCGTTAGGCTATGTGCTTAGGATAGTGGCCCAATTCCGGCCAAGTTACTGATCCCCAGTCCGCCAATTGACTCAACGACTGAAGCTAATGATGTCTTACTAAATTTCACTACTTTATCCATAATTCTACCTTCCTTACCAAGATGATGGCTTGGTTCCAATGTTGTTAGTAATAGGTTTTTGGTTAAGTTCAGGCCTACCAACAAAAAAAAGGCGGATGGTTCAAAAGCAACTTGTGCGGCTTCTGAGACCGCACCACTGCCCACTAACCTAAGCACACAGCAAGCAGGAGAATAATGTATTTATTTTCAAGCGTCAATATGCCCACCGAAACCACGCTCACCCCACGGAAATCGCACTCCTCCTCACCCGCCTGCGCGCTAAAACGATCAGTTTTTTTGCACTTTTCAAGTGACGAAATTTAGGGGCTAGGGAAGCCTGCAAGCTTGGCCTTAGCCCTTTTGCTATAAAGGGTCTACCAGCCGGAAATACTCCGTAGAGGCGCCTATAGAGTGCTTATCAGAATTTCGTTGAGTGAAGAAAATTGAAGAGAATTGAAATTTTGACGATCACAATTGATCTGGTGGTGGGTTGTAAGTTGTTGAATATAAAGGGGTGTGGTGTTTTTGGTCGTAATTTTTGAAGATCGTTTGGGTGTCTGGATGATCTGTTTTGAAGTGGTTCAGCCCTTATTGGAAAAGGGCTGAGCGAAAATTAAAGTACAAATAAAAATTGCAAAAAATTTCACAGAACCTAAGCGGCTTGGTTTTCCAAATCAAACTCCAAATGTAGATGTTTTGGCACTTCTGGGTCGCTGTTTACTGCATCCATAAACATTTGGCACGCAGGAATAACTTCGTTCTTGCAATAGACATAATCAAATTTCACAGGGTCA